CTGGACAGCGTACAGCCGTCACCACCTGGGTGCAGATGTCAAGACTGGATGAAACGAAAGGGATACGGGAAACGTAAAACCTTCGTAAACACCACGCTCGGTGAGACGTGGGAGGCGAAAATTGGCGAACGTCCGGATGCTGAAGTGATGGCAGAGCGGAAAGAGCATTATTCAGCGCCCGTTCCTGACCGTGTGGCTTACCTGACCGCCGGTATCGACTCCCAGCTGGACCGCTACGAAATGCGCGTATGGGGATGGGGGCCGGGTGAGGAAAGCTGGCTGATTGACCGGCAGATTATTATGGGCCGCCACGACGATGAACAGACGCTGCTGCGTGTGGATGAGGCCATCAATAAAACCTATACCCGCCGGAATGGTGCAGAAATGTCGATATCCCGTATCTGCTGGGATACTGGCGGGATTGACCCGACCATTGTGTATGAACGCTCGAAAAAACATGGGCTGTTCCGGGTGATCCCCATTAAAGGTGCATCCGTCTACGGAAAGCCGGTGGCCAGCATGCCACGTAAGCGAAACAAAAACGGGGTTTACCTTACCGAAATCGGTACGGATACCGCGAAAGAGCAGATTTATAACCGCTTCACACTGACGCCGGAAGGGGATGAACCGCTTCCCGGTGCCGTTCACTTCCCGAATAACCCGGATATTTTTGATCTGACCGAAGCGCAGCAGCTGACTGCTGAAGAGCAGGTCGAAAAATGGGTGGATGGCAGGAAAAAAATACTGTGGGACAGCAAAAAGCGACGCAATGAGGCACTCGACTGCTTCGTTTATGCGCTGGCGGCGCTGCGCATCAGTATTTCCCGCTGGCAGCTGGATCTCAGTGCGCTGCTGGCGAGCCTGCAGGAAGAGGATGGTGCAGCAACCAACAAGAAAACACTGGCAGATTACGCCCGTGCCTTATCCGGAGAGGATGAATGACGCGACAGGAAGAACTTGCCGCTGCCCGTGCGGCACTGCATGACCTGATGACAGGTAAACGGGTGGCAACAGTACAGAAAGACGGACGAAGGGTGGAGTTTACGGCCACTTCCGTGTCTGACCTGAAAAAATACATTGCGAGCTGGAAGTGCAGACCGGCATGACACAGCGACGCAGGGGACCTGCAGGATTTTATGTATGAAAACGCCCACCATTCCCACCCTTCTGGGGCCGGACGGCATGACATCGCTGCGTGAATATGCCGGTTATCACGGCGGTGGCAGCGGATTTGGTGGGCAGTTGCGGGCGTGGAACCCACCGAGTGAAAGTGTGGATGCAGCCCTGCTGCCCAACTTTACCCGTGGCAATGCCCGCGCAGACGATCTGGTACGCAATAACGGCTATGCCGCCAACGCCATCCAGCTGCATCAGGATCATATCGTCGGGTCTTTTTTCCGGCTCAGTCATCGCCCAAGCTGGCGCTATCTGGGCATCGGGGAGGAAGAAGCCCGTGCCTTTTCCCGCGAGGTTGAAGCGGCATGGAAAGAGTTTGCCGAGGATGACTGCTGCTGCATTGACGTTGAGCGAAAACGCACGTTTACCATGATGATTCGGGAAGGTGTGGCCATGCACGCCTTTAACGGTGAACTGTTCGTTCAGGCCACCTGGGATACCAGTTCGTCGCGGCTTTTCCGGACACAGTTCCGGATGGTCAGCCCGAAGCGCATCAGCAACCCGAACAATACCGGCGACAGCCGGAACTGCCGTGCCGGTGTGCAGATTAATGACAGCGGCGCGGCGCTGGGATATTACGTCAGCGAGGACGGGTATCCTGGCTGGATGCCGCAGAAATGGACATGGATACCCCGTGAGTTACCCGGCGGGCGCGCCTCGTTCATTCACGTTTTTGAACCCGTGGAGGACGGGCAGACTCGCGGTGCAAATGTGTTTTACAGCGTGATGGAGCAGATGAAGATGCTCGACACGCTGCAGAACACGCAGCTGCAGAGCGCCATTGTAAAGGCGATTTATGTCTATCATCTCACCGTAGTTGCCCGCATCGTTCGCCAACTCCACTGAAACCCTTGCTGCGTCTGGAATGTCGTTTTCCATGCTTTTGATGACCGTTCATCACCCTTCCAGTTTTTCGCGGTTTTGTGTATTGCAATGTGTATTGCAAATTGGCGATCGGGATGGGTGTGTATTGCAAATCTCTTGAGGGCTTTTAATGGCTATTGAAAACAAACTCAGTGACAAACTGTTAAAGAGTCTTGTCGGAAAACGGCAGGACAAACAAAAAACAATAGCGGATGGGCGCGGGTTGTCTGTGCGTGTAAGCATGGTTGGGGGGATCAGCTTTGTTTTTTACTATCGTCTTGGTGGCAGGGAATCCCCTCCGGTATGGCTTACACTTGGTCGCTATCCTGACATGTCTCTTGCAACGGCCAGGCGCATGCGTGATCAGTGCCGTGAATGGCTGGCTGAAAATCTGGACCCCCGCAGGCAAATAAAACTTGCTGCCGAAAAAACTATGCAACCAGTGACCGTAAGGGATGCACTGTTTTACTGGTACGACAATCACGCCACAACAGCCAGAAAAGAGCATGAATATTTAATAAAACGATTTGAAAAGCATATCTTCCCCTATATCGGTGATATGGCTATAGAACAGTGCAAATTACACACATGGCTTACCGTCTTTGACAGGATCAAAAAAAATGCGCCTGTTATGTCTGGTGCAATTTTTCTTGATATCAAACAGGCGTTGCGTTTTTGTCGCGTCAGGCAATACATCGCGTGCGATCCCTTTGGAGATATTAACGTAAGTTATGTCGGGCGCTCATCCGGTATAAGGGATCGTGTTCTTAATATCAATGAAACCGCTGATGTATGGTCTTATGCTTACGGTAATAATTTGCTAACTCTGTCATCAATATATAACCGAAGAATAATGGTTATCTGCCTGGTGTTTGGTTGCCGACAGCAGGAGGCGAGGCTATCCACCTGGGACGAATGGGATTTAAAAAACTGGGTATGGACAGTCCCAAAAGAGCACAGCAAAAACAAGGAGGCTATAGTAAGGCCTGTTCCTGACGGAATAAAACAATGGATCGTTAATCTTTACGCAGAAACAAAAAATCGCGGTTATGTTGTCGGTTGTGCTTTGCAAAGGGCGACAATAACAGGGGCTGCAAACAGAATATGCAGGCGTCTTGGTCATGATACTAATGGCTTGTGGTGCATACATGATTTCAGGCGCACATTTTCCACTACGCTTAATGATATGGGGGCGGATCCTTATATTGTCGAACTTCTTTTAGGTCATAAAGTGAAAGGGGTTGCTGGTGTTTACAATAAAAGCAGGCATATAAAGAAAAAACTTGAGGTGCTTAATATTTGGGTTAATTACCTTAATACGATAGCAGGATTTAACAACAACGTTATCGAGCTTAATAAAGAGGTGGTGTGATATGGCAATTTATTCTCTTGTTGATGAAAACGATTTGCGCACAATGAAGGACATTGATCGGTTCATTCGTGAAAAAGAGTGCATAGCACTTACCACGCTGGCAAACTCAACACGCTGGAAAATGGAGCAGGCAGGTAAATTCCCGCGACGTATCAAGATCGGTGAACGTGCTGCAGGGTATCGACTTTCAGAGGTTCAGGCATGGATCCGTGGTGAGTGGCATCCTGGATGGAAACCTGGAAAAACAAAACAGCAATAACCAGTAAATAATGCCCCTCATCACGAGGGGTTTTTTGTCTATAAGGTAAAAACGCGATGAATAAAAATATTGCCGTGACGGGCAAGGGGTACGCTCGTCCAGTGAAAAAATTCTGCGATATTCGTGATCTCGTCGTTCTGCGCTTTGATAGTGTGAACGTTCGTGTGGTGTATCTGAACGGCGATCCGTGGTTTGTTGCAAAAGATGTTTGTGCTGCGCTGGAACTAACCAATTCGCGTACGGCGTTGCAGATGCTTGATGATGATGAAAAGGGAGTAAATTTAACTTACACCCCAGGAGGAAATCAGAATATGAGAATTATCTCTGAGTCAGGTTTCTACAAACTAATAGCCCGCAGCCGCAAAGCAACGACGCCTGGCACATTTGCTCATCGTTTCAGTAACTGGGTATTCAGAAATGTGATACCAGGTATCAGAAAAACGGGGACTTATGGTATCCCGTGGGGTGCATTACAGGATTTTTCCCGCCGTAAAGAGCAATATCAAATAAGTGCCAGCGAGAAGGGGAGGGAGCTACAGGCATGTAAGCGCAAAAAGCGTGAGCTGGAGGAAGAAGAAAAAACGCTGATACGTGAATATCAGCCTGAGTTTTACTTTGGTAACCGCATTCAGTGACAAAACAAAGGCGATCGCAAAAGGGTCGCCAGTGGGAACAAGGGAAAACAAAAGCATCACCAACAATGCCACATTTGCGGCTGGTGGGCAATGTGATCAGTCAGATTTGGTTCGTTCCAAGGTTTGCAACGAGAGCTTTTTCCTGTGCTCTTTAAGGAATTTCTCAAGAGCAAACGAACAAGGTGCGAATCTTTCTGATTCATGTTCATGCGCTATATTTTTGCGTCGTCTCTTACGAGTTGGTGATGGTGTTTTGGTTGATTCTGTGTCGCTCATGGTGCTGTCCTGTAAAGCAATGCGCCTGCGTTCCTCAAACTATGGCGCTGATATTGGCTATTCATGCTCTTTGACCTTGCGTCGCTGGAGTTCTTCACGCGCGACGGTGACGAGTTGCCCGATCTCCTCGGCTGCTTTGATGCCGATTTGTTCGACCTTAGCCAGGGCATCCAGTGACGACACAAGGGGATTTTCTCCGCTGCCTTCTGCTTGGCGGCGGGCTATTTCTCCGCGCATGGCGGTTACGATAAATCCGGCATTGCTTTCACCGTCCAGCTTAACGGATTCCATCCCTTGCATAACATCTAGTGGGACTCTGACAGTTGTCAGTTGTGATTTTGCGTTTTTGTTAGCCGTTGCCATTTCTGAAACTCCTAATCATCGGTGTGTTTCAGTATACACAAAAAAAGAAATACAAAAAGCCTTGACGTGTGTTTCATGCGCTCATAACATGAAACACACCGAAAGGATTGTTGAAATACAAAGAGCAACGCCCCGCAGTGCTGGGAACACATACGGGGCGTCTAACCAACAACGTAAACTAGGAGCCGTTATGGTTGCTGTAAATCATATACCACACCTTGTACACACACAAACGGCCTTTGTGTGGCGTTTTCTGGCACTGAGTGCCGGAGAATCTCAAATCATCCACGTAACCGCCTGGACGGAACGCGAAGCGCGTAGCCGTTGCCCGTCCGGTTGTGTTGCTGTATTCGCTGCAAAAATCCGCCAGGGAGTGAGTCATGCTTAAAACCTTCCGTGTATTTGCCCGAGCTGTTAACCCAATAGGCCACACAATTGGTATCGCTCAGAATGTGAAGGCTGTTAATGTTCAGACGGCTATTGCTGCGGTGAGAAGCGAATCATCAGAATATGGCTTATCACAAGTCATTATTTCAGCAGTGTATGAATTAAAAGAGGTGCATTAATGCAGGAAATTACATTACACGAAGCCGCTGAACGTGCGCACCAGACAGAAATTATTTGCCGCCTTCTTGAGGTATACCCGAACAAAATTACAGATGCTGATATATCCGCACTGGCGAGCCTACTGGCGCGTCTTTCGGGAAGTGTCGCTAGTTTTTTGATTGAGGAAGAAAGTAAGCTGGTGGGGGATTAAATGAATACAGAACGGGAAGTCTTTTTTAAATTGTTAGCATGTGCAGAAAGTTCATTAACTTTAAATAATTCAGCAAAAGCAATATTAAATATGTGGCTTGATTGCATAAATGACAATGAAGATGCAAATATTGCTTATGGCCTGTTGTCACTTATTGATGAATCAGCAGAAAAACTCAATGACGCAATAAATAGTGCCCTGCTATCAAATAAGTCGAGTTAAGTCGAGGAATAAATAATATGGAAATGAAAAATTCTGGCTTTATTGCCAGCGGCCCCGCTCGACCTGAATTTATGAACGGCGATATTTACCGCGATAAATACGGCGGCACGGTAACGATTAAAGGCGTGGCAGAACGGCGCATCACTTACCGCCGTGAGGGGTATAGCTATGACTGCGTGATGCCTGTTTATCAGTTCCGGCGTGATTTTTCCCTGGTATATGCCGCACCCCGCAGTAAGCCCATCAGCAGGGAAAAAGCGTGGGGAAATATCCAGAAAATGAAAACCATGATTAACGGATTCAGAGGTAAAAAATGAAACTGGCACCGAACGTAAAACAGCAGTCACGCGGCATAAAACACAAAGGAACAGAAGTCATTATTTTTGCGGGTAGTGATGCCTGGGCACACGCGAAACAATGGCAGGAACATGATGCGCGTATGGCCGGAGATAATGAGCCTCCTGTGTGGCTTGGGGAGCAGCAGCTATCCGAACTGGATAATCTGCAAATTGTGCCGGAAGGCCGAAAATCAGCACGCATATACAGGGCCGGATATCTTGCGCCTGTAATGATAAAGGCGATTGGTCAGAAGCTGGCGGCAGCAGGCGTACAGGATGCAAATTTTTATCCTGAGGGTATGCACGGCCAGGAGGTGCAGAACTGGCGCGAATATCTGGCCCGTGAACGCCAGAATCTTTCTGATGGTCTGGTCATTGAGCTTCCGGTAAAGCAAAAGGCGCAACTTTCGCAGATGGCGGACAGTGAGCGCGCGCAGTTGCTTGCCGATCGCTTTGATGGCGTTTGCGTACATCCTGAAAGTGAAATCGTTCACGTATGGCGCGGCGGGGTATGGTGTCCGGTCAGCACAATGGAACTTAGCCGCGAAATGGTGGCGATCTATTCAGAGCACAGGGCCACTTTCAGCAAGCGCGTAATCAATAACGCCGTGGAAGCGTTAAAAGTTATTGCCGAACCAATGGGCGAGCCGTCTGGCGATTTGCTGCCGTTCGCCAATGGTGCGCTTGACCTGAAAACGGGGGAATTTTCCCCGCACACGCCGGAGAACTGGATCACCACGCACAACGGCATTGAGTACACGCCACCAGCACCAGGGGAGAACATCCGCGATAACGCGCCAAACTTTCATAAATGGCTTGAGCACGCAGCCGGAAAAGACCCGCGCAAGATGATGCGTATATGTGCCGCGCTGTACATGATTATGGCGAACCGGTACGACTGGCAGATGTTTATTGAGGCCACCGGAGACGGCGGGAGCGGTAAAAGTACATTCACACACATAGCCAGCCTTCTGGCAGGGAAACAGAACACGGTAAGCGCTGAAATGACATCGCTTGATGATGCTGGTGGACGTGCGCAGGTTGTCGGGAGTCGTCTTATCGTCCTGGCTGACCAGCCGAAATATACAGGCGAAGGAACGGGCATCAAGAAAATCACAGGCGGCGACCCCGTGGAAATTAACCCGAAATATGAAAAGCGTTTCACGGCGGTAATCAGGGCGGTGGTGCTGGCGACCAACAACAACCCGATGATATTCACCGAACGGGCCGGAGGTGTGGCACGTCGTCGCGTGATTTTCCGTTTCGACAATATCGTCAGTGAGGCCGAAAAAGACAGGGAGCTACCGGAAAAGATTGCGGCTGAAATCCCCGTTATTATCCGCCGATTGCTGGCGAACTTTACCGACCCTGAGAAGGCACGGGCTTTACTACTGGAACAGCGTGACGGTGATGAAGCACTGGCAATAAAGCAACAGACGGATCCGGTTATTGAGTTTTGCCAGTTCCTGAATTTTCTGGAGGAAGCGCGCGGCCTGATGATGGGTGGCGGTGGTGATTCAGTGAAGTACACGACCAGGAACAGCCTTTACCGCGTCTATCTGGCGTTTATGGCATACGCGGGCAGGAGCAAACCGCTAAACGTGGCTGAGTTCAGCAAGGCCATGAAGCCAGCGGCGAAAGTTTACGGGCATGAATATATTACGCGAAAAGTTAAGGGAGTAACGCAGACCAACGCAATTACAACAGACGATTGCGACGCGTTTTTATAATTTTTTGTAAAAGCCATCTACCCCATCTACCTGAACAAAATAAACGCATATTATTCAACATGATAAGTGGGTATAGGGCTAGGTAGAAGGCTAATAAAAGCTCTCTACCTCTTCTACCTGATTTTATCAGTTTCAGGTAGCAGGGTAGACGGCAGGTAGAGGAGTCAAAAAGCTATCTACCCGCTGAAAGCCGCGCCATTACTGACATGATGAGCATTCGGGTAGATGGGTAGAGGGGGGGAGGCACAACTAAAAACTTTTTAAACGAGGGGGGGGTGAAAATAAATGCGCATACATAAAAATCACTTAACAAACATGCCAGCCGAAAACATGAATCAGGGGCGACAAATGACCAAAATTCGCAGAGACAGAACACAGGCAAAATATAAAGCGTTAGACATGACAGAGCTTTCCTTAAAGGTGGCAATCAAAGCGATAGACCACCACACACGGGCAGGATACGCGAAGGAACATCCCGACCTGATAAGCGCATTCATGACCACAGCAGCGGCAAACTTTGCCACGCTGACAGAACGGGAGATTGCCGAAGCGGAACAGGTGACAACCATCAATGTTAAAACCGGAGAGCAGACAGCATGACAGCACAGATAGCGGCTTACGGGCGGCTGGTGGCTGACCCGCAGTTAAAGACCACCAGCAAAGGGACACAAATGGCGATGGCGAGTATGGCGGTTCCCCTGCCGTGCAGCCAGGCAGATGACGGAACGGCGACGATGTGGTTATCCGTCCTGGCGTTTGGCAGACAGGCCGACGCACTGGCAAAACACCACAAAGGCGAACTGGTGAGCGTGGCGGGTAACATGCAGGTAAGCCAGTGGACAGGCCAGAACGGCGAAACGCGGCGGGGCTGGCAGGTTATCGCAGACAGCGTAATCAGTGCGCGAACGGCGCGACCGGGCGGCAAAAAAGGCCAGCAGGGGCAGGCCACTGACGCACTGAACAGGGCAAAACAACAGTCGGGGAATGATGATCCGTACGGCGATAATATACCGTTTTAAATTCTGCAAACAAAAAGATGCCGGAAAAAAATAGATTTTCCGGCATGCTACATAAATCCCGACCAAAGGAAGTAAATACATTAACACGAATTATCAGCACTGAAGTTGTTACGGCATATTTTATACAACATTGCACTTGGTTGCATGTATTCGCATAGCAGACATCGGTAATAGAATATATTCACAATTATTTGTAATGAATGTAAAGAGGATGAGTATGGTTGATTTATATTCGCCTACACAGCTTGTGCAGGTGGCTAATGCTGAAGATGTGCAAAAAAAATTAAATGCGTTGTTTACCAGTTTGTTTTTCACTCGCTCGGTAATGTTTGAATCGAGAGACATTATTCTTGATACGATCGACGATCCAAATATCCCGATCGCGGCGTTTTGCTCTCCTATGGTGGGCAGTAAAGTTTCACGAGATGAGGGATACGAATCAAAAACAATTCGTCCAGGTTATATGAAGCCGAAAAGCAGCATTGATCCAAATAAGTTAGCTGTGCGCCCTGCTGGTGTGTCACCTGAGCAATACAATGCTTTTGGGGCGCGTAATATTAAAGTTAAACAGGCGATTGTAAATCAGGCTAAAGCTATTCGTGCACGTATTGAATGGCTTGCTGTTCAGGCAATCACAACGGGGAAAAATATCATTGAGGGCGATGGTATTGAACGTTATGAGCTGGACTGGAATATAAAACCACAAAATATCATCACTCAGTCTGGCGGTACTGAGTGGTCAGGTAAGGATAAAGAAACTTTTGATCCAAATGATGATATTGAGAGCTACGCAGAATTTAGTGAGGGCGTCACTAATATCATCATTATGGGTGGTAATGTATGGAAGAAATACCGTTCATTCAGAGCGATAAAAGAGGCTTTGGATACCCGTCGTGGTTCTAATTCCGAACTGGAAACGGCCCTTAAAGACCTTGGTGATTCGGTGAGTTTTAAAGGGTATATGGGCGATGTTGCGATTGTTGTTTACAGCGGGCGTTATACCGACGAGGACGGAACAGAAAAACATTTTCTTGATCCTGATTTGATGGTGCTTGGCAATACGGCTCTTCAGGGGATTGTCGCCTATGGCGGTATTCAGGATCCGGAGCTAATCCGAATGGGGCTGACTAAAGCCGAACTTGCACCGAAAAACTATATTGTGCCTGGTGATCCGGCTATTGAATATGTGCAGACACATTCAGCACCACAGCCAATACCGGCCCGCATCAATCGTTTTGTTACCGTTCGCATTGGCTAAGGGGGAGCAATGGCTACTCATTACACTGAACTCATGGCTGGCACTGAAGCACTGGTGACTACGCTGGGGATATTTTCAGCTAATAAAGGGGTAATTCCTGCATTTACGCCACTGATGCAGGAAGATGCAACAGGTGCACTGGTGGTATGGGATGGTTCGAGCGTAGGTAAAGCGGTTTATGTTTCCGCTGTACAAATCGACACAGCGAAAAAAACACAGGCACAGGTTTATAAGACAGGTGTTTTAAATGTTGATGCTCTGAACTGGCCTGAGTCTGTAAAAGAACTGTCGGCAAAGGTTGCCGCGTTTGTTGGCTCAGGTATTTCTGTTCAGCCGCTGGCTCGTGTGTAAAGGGGGATACAATGCAGAATCATTACAATGACCTTAAGCCAATTGCCGAAATGATGTATCCGGATCCAGCAGTAGAGGAATTAAAGGCTATTGCTGACAAAATGCGTTTAAGTGAACGCCTTGTTGATATGAATCAGGTGATGGAACTTACTACCCTTAGCCGTCGCACATTGCTAAACCTTGAGGCTCGCGGAGAGTTCCCCGAACGCGTACAGGTTACGGAAGGGCGTAAGGCCTGGTATTTAAGTGAAGTGATCGACTGGATAAACAATATTCCTCGATCTTCTGAATATTGCCGCGTACCTGTCCCAAAAAAGCCAGATGCGGCGCTATGCCTCAAGATTGAGCGTGTACGTCGCAATGCACGGGATGGTCGCTATAAGTTGATTGGTTGATGAAATTAGGGCCCGTTCTGGCTGGCGGGTCCTTTCCGGCGATCCGGTAGGCTACGGGGCGGCGACCTCGCGGGTTTTCGCTATTTATGAGCCTTTTTCGGGTGCTGGTGGTGGTTTTGTTGTTCGCTCTATCTCTATGAATAAAAAGGAAAAGATAAAGCCAATACACCAACCTGAAACATTACTTAAGTGGGGATATTGATGAAATCGCACCTGATGAACAAAAAAACATGGCGCAAAGCTGCCGTGTAAGTGCGACAGCGTTCGACAAGTGGGGAGTGACTCCCGTTGAACGTAAAGGCCGCGAGGCGTTTTATGATGTTGCCAGCGTAATAGACAATCGGGTTAGCAATGCAATTAACCAGATTACAGACGACAAAGGCGAGATTGATGATGATGAACTCCTACGAGTCAGGATCAGATTGCTGACAGCACAGGCAGAGGCGCAGGAGCTTAAAAACGAGCGCGAACGCGGCGACGTTATTGATACCGCGTTTTGTATATACGTGCTTTCAAAATTGGCGAGTCAGATTTCTTCAATCATGGACAGCCTGCCGCTTGCCATGACAAGGAAGTTTCCCGACATGAAGCCGTCTATGCTGGATGGACTGAAAAAAGAAGTTATCAGAGCCTGTAACGCATGCGCAAAACTTGACGAAAACATACCGCTGATGCTGTCCGATTATCTGATGGAAACTGCCGGAAACGTACCGGATAAGTTGCAGCCGAATAAAGATAAGTAACGTAGTACGCTATGACTGAATCCGAAATACTGCGATTAATCCGCCGTGCTTGTGGAATCAGCAAGCAGCATGACGAACAGGCCACGCAGCCGGACAGCGTGACCGCAGATAATTATGTGCGTGTAGTGGCTGAGGTGATGCGCCGTGACGGTATTGAGCTTAACGGCGTGGATATGCGCAACATACGAACAAGAGTCCTTGAGTTGCTGGCATATCGTCGCCGTTCTCAACAACGGAGGGAGAGCGCGAAAAACACTTACCAGTGGAAGAAGCCGGAACGATTGCGGCGGTAACTTGCTGATATTCCCGATAACGCAAAATTGCGCTGGCTGACTTGTTGCATTGCAAAAAGTTAAGCAGGAAGGCACGGCCTGTAAGATGGGATGCAGTAAGTAGTTCAAGGCTACCTTGTGCTGGCACGCACAGTTAAGCCGTCGGTGCTGGATATCCCCCACTGGGGGAAAAGCTGGCTACATCCCTCACATCTGAGGACTGATAACGCGACATTGCGCTGGCTGGCAAAGTGCAAAATTGCACGATGGCCTAACCCATTGATTATTTCGAAAACCTGCAATGCAGGAAATCGGGGAAGTAAGCCTAAGCTATTGATTGTTTCGAAAACCCCCATTGGGGGATGTCGGGAAAGTAAGACTAACCCATTGATTCTTCCACAATCCTCAATTTGAGGAGGCCGGAACGTCTACATAGCTGCATCGCCGTAATGATGATTCAGCCCACCAGCCAAATCAGCACAGCAACGACAGAATAGCCCGACACAGAAAAACCACGAATATGGGGTTTTTGTTATGACATGGTCATGATGACCACTCATACAAAACAGGTAAAGCCCACCAGCCTGATTAAAGGTTAACCGGAAAAAAGCCAGGTATCCAATCTCGATATGGGGATCCCTATATCGACATTAACGCCCACTAAAACTGTGCATATATGCATAGAAAAAGCATCCACCAGCTTTATGACGGATGCCGCTCATCTTATAAATAATCGTGTATTGCAGTGTGTATTGCGACTCCTTTAAACGATAGGTCTGAGCATTCGTAATGTACTGTTTTTAAATTTTATTTTTTCCTGTCTTTTCATAAAGGCGATGTATGCCGCCACCATTGAGAGTGAGCTGGATACGCAGTCAGCGATGGATTTTATTCTGGGCGCGAACAGTCAGGAGCAGCGGGAAAGGCTGACCGGCTGGATTGGTGAAATTGCCGCGTATTACGCCGCCGCGCCGGTCCGGCTGGGAGGCGCAAAAGTACCGCACCTGATGCCGGGTGACTCACTGAACCTGCAGACGGCTCAGGATACGGATAACGGCTACTCCGTGTTTGAGCAGTCACTGCTGCGGTATATCGCTGCCGGGCTGGGAGTCTCGTATGAGCAGCTTTCCCGGAATTACGCCCAGATGAGCTACTCCACGGCACGGGCCAGCGCGAACGAGTCGTGGGCGCACTTTATGGGGCGGCGAAAATTCGTCGCATCCCGTCAGGCGAGCCAGATGTTTCTGTGCTGGCTGGAAGAGGCCATCGTTCGCCGCGTGGTGACGTTACCTTCAAAAGCGCGCTTCAGTTTTCAGGAAGCCCGCAGTGCCTGGGGAACTGCGACTGGATAGGATCCGGTCGTATGGCCATCGATGGTCTGAAAGAAGTACAGGAAGCGGTGATGCTGATAGAAGCCGGACTGAGCACCTACG